TACGAAATGGGACCCTTCCCAAAGTAAGAGGAATCGGATGATGAAAGAGATACGATTAGCCCTTAAGTGGCTTGGGGTACGGGCCTATGTTGCGCCGAAGGTCCCGGTGGAAGGAGTTAAATCCAACCGCCAAGGGCCTAACGGACATGCAACATTGGCTGCCCATTGGGACGCCTTTGCTTTGCAGGGAAGCGACCTTTGGGCCACGTTCAAGGAGTTTGCTCAACTCCTTGGTGTACCGTCCCTCGTTAGCCGTGTAGAGGCCCTCGCTCTTGTCACAGGATCCTTGGTGACGGAGCTTCCTATCCTGCTACGGGCTTTGCCTTCGCGCTTCGCTTCTTTAGGGAAGTTAGGCGTAAAAGACGAACCCTGTGGTAAGAAGAGAATCTTCGCCATCTCGGATTACTGGACCCAGACCGTCTGTAAGGGGCTCCACGATTACCTGATGAAGGTATTGCGGAAACTCCCTATGGACGGGACCTGGGACCAAGGCAAAGCGGCCGACCGGGTTGCGAAATGGACTGCGACTAGTCAAAAGCTTTATTGCTTCGATTTGTCAGCGGCCACAGATCGCTTTCCGGGAGGCTTCATTGCCATGGTCTTGAGCGTCCTTATAGGAGATCGAGCAGCGACCTTATGGTTGCACCTTCTCACAGCGCGCGACTATTGGTACAAGGGCACCGCTTATCGCTATTCCGCAGGGCAGCCTATGGGCACACTTTCATCGTGGGCCAGCTTTGCGCTGACTCACCATGTTGTGGTCCAAATAGCTGCGATGCGGGCGGGGCGGGACCGGTTGTTCCAAGGCTACGTTCTCTTAGGAGATGACATAGTCATCGCCGACGATGATGTAGCTGAGGAGTACCGTGATCTCATGTCGTGGTTCCATGTCTCTATCAATGACAGTAAGTCACTGGTAGGGGTAGGAGCCGCCGAATTTGCCAAACGACATTTTCGGAAAGGACAAGAGGTCACAGGTATGCCGGGATCTCTCATCATCCTCGCGGGGACGCGCCTATCCGGACTTAGAGTCCTGGTAGACGTGGCCCTGTGCAGAGGGTGGGAGGTCTCGGGGCAATCCGTTCTCGCTTCGATCGCTTACCTTCTCCCATCCATGGGATTGGTAAGGAAGTGGCGATTCGTTCTTGTATCCCTACTCGGACCAGGCGCACCGCTCTCGGTGACGCCAGCGCTATGGGGCGGGCTCCTAAGTGCTGCTCCTGAGATCCTGTTAGGAACTCTGCAGGGTGTCTTAGGAGGTTTCTCCCGGCTTCCATCGCTGCAACGCTCACCAGGTACCGATTTAATCGGACCATGTGATGAGATTAGCGGCCTGGTCGAGGAGATTTATCGGCATTTCGAGATCCGAAGGATCCGAAAGGCACGAGAATCTCACGCCAAGTGGATAGCAACCCTTTCTGGTAACCTTGAGTCCCTCCTAAAAGGATGGATACTCTCGGCACCGGATCGGAAAGCTAGTGGCTCCACCTTTGAGTTCGCAAGCGACCGTTTGACACGGTTTGCTCGTGAGCTCTTGGATGTCGGCCACCCGGCAGGTTCACTTTCTCTCATGACTGAGCCTCTGGAAACAGAGCACTCAGAAATGGAGATAATGGATCTGTCGGTCCAACTTGGACGGGGGGACCGCCTTGCACCAGCAGTTTGGGGGCTAGCACCGAGTGGTGACCTGGCATTACTCCAGTCTGCGTCGAAAGACACACACTGGGGAATGTCAGTCATCAAGTCGGTGGTAGCAACCTCTCCACTGGCTTTCGAGTGGCAGGAACCAGGAGCCATCGAGATGATCCGAGAGGGTCTCACCCTAGAAATAGGTGATGTCCTCAAGGACTCTCTAGCTGCTTCTTAGCGGTTGCTAAGGCAAACAAGCTCAGGTCCCGGCCTACCCGTCAGGACTAGTCCCCTCTTCGTGAGAGGATTGTAGAACTGGAATCCGGTAGGTTGGTCACCCCCTGACGCCTGCACGAAGGCAGAACGCCACAAGGATGTTCCCTGGCTCTCTAATCAGAGTACACTACTCCTAGGAGTAGTAACTAGCACTTGCGATTTGGTAACCGCAAGTGTCCTGAGAAGAGGGCACAAGTCCCTTGACCCACCGCCCTGGCTAAAACTCACTGACTTACGTCAGTGGGGGGGTGCCAGGAGCCT